TGCCCAGGCGGTCATACATGCTTTTGACTCCTTAACTGGTAGTTCAATAGACATTCTTTCTCGACACCTATTGTTAGTGGAACCCCCTTGTCTGACAAGGCCGCCGATTTTAGGAGAAGTTTTAATCTGGTTACGCGGATTATTACGAGTGAACGTTTGCACTAGGAGCGCCTGTTACCCACATCCAACCCCCCACCTTTTACGTGAACCCCTTGGTAGTTACAAGGCTCTGGCGTTTTTCTCGATTCAAATGCATCAACACGTATTCGAAACATTGTTCATAGGCGCTGGTGCCGCAGCCACGCCGGCGGGAAACCGTTGCCACTGCGGGGTTTGGGCCACCACACGGCCCCAAAAACAAACTCCCTCTTCCCCTTCGAAGAGGAATCACCGCTTGACTGACGTCGAGCACAAAGCCGCCTGGCAAGCCAGGCAAAACGAATTCGCAGCCCGCCGAGCTGCGTCCCACAAGATGTGGATGGAGAGGCAAGCAGCCAACAAGGCTGCATACCTTGCCCGTCAGGCACGACGGGACGAGTACCGCGCTCGTGAAGCGGCTCGCGAGCAAAAGGCTCGCGAATATCGCGCAGTGCGCGAACAAAGATTTGTCGCTGGGCGCGCGGCATGGCTGAAACGCCGTGCAGAATGCGCGCTTGCGCGGCACACCGCCCATCTCCTGGCGGTTAAGAAAAACAAGGAGAAGCAGGCTGCCATCAGGGCAGCAATCAATTTTGAGGCCTCCCAACCTCGTGTCCCCGTACTAGGGGCCAAATGGGTAAGGCGCAACCAAGCGCCCCTGAACAAGGTTGGGCTTCTGCCCACCACAACAACTCCCGCGCTGATGAGCGCAAGACGGCTGGCATATGCCAGTGAAACAGAGGCCATCATGGCCACATTACGTGATTTGTTCGCGTATATGGACCGAGATGGCAAGGTGAAGGCCTTGGGTTTGGTGGCACCTGACGCCACAGAGGAACAACTCCTCATTGTTTGGGTGTGCTGGATGCGCCAGCTCAAGCTTGGTCGGGGGTGGTTCGCGTCATGGGGTTTTAAGGCGAATACGCTCTTAGCGCAACGGATGATGCATGCTTTGAACGGCAACATCTGTGGTGTGCGTGGCAGACGTAACCTAAGGACCACCGCCATCGTTGTGGGTAGCGTTGCAGCGGTATCCTTAATTGCTTACGCCGGTGCTTGGATTGGGGCGAAGTTGGAAGAGAGGAAAAAGCAACAGGAGCGCGACTTTGAAGAGTTCATTCTCCGAGAGGCTAGGAAACGGGGTTTTACTCGCAACGAGAAACTGAGTAAAGGTCACCGTAACACTGGGAAGATAAGTGACAAAAATAAGTTGCGGCCCAAGCGGACAGACATTCGCATTCTGCCTGGCGAAGTAAGTAGCAGCTCTTCCGACTCTACAGTCACAGTGATTAGGAAGCGACTGGACGTGCAGACTAGCCGAGAGGCCGATCGAGTCGTTAAAGAAATCACAGGGACAGCAGTTAAAGGTCACTGTAACACTGGGAAGACAAGTGGTAAAAGTAAGTTGCGGCAAAAGCGGGCAGACATTCACATTCTGCCTAGCAAAGTAAATAGCAGTACTTCCGACTCTACAGTCACAGTGATTAGGCAACGACTGGACGTGCAGACTAGCCGAGAGGCTGATCGAGTTGTTGGAAAAATCACAGGGACAGCAGTTGTTAGAAGACTGTCTGATGATGAGATAGCGGCGGTCCACAAGATTGCCCAGAAGGCAAGTGATGAAGATGCCCGCACTTCGCCTGTCCCCCTTTTTCAGCGTACAGTTAGTGTGATGCCCCCACGTAAGGAGCGTGATATCACTGTTGTCGAAGAGCCGGAACGCCAGGGCTTAGCTGCGCAGCTATATGGCAGTGGAAAGCTTTTGTCCAGTGCGGCTCCCAGTGTCAAAATAGACGGCCGAGGATGTGTTGCCACATTGTGGTACCAAATAACTGGAAGTATGTATGAGCAGGATGAACAGGACATCCATACTCTAAATCTGCCATGGTCTGGAAACGATAGCAGGACAAAGGTGTATTGGGCTAGGGTGAGTGAGGATGACCACGCTAACCACGTATCATTGAGTAAATTCGATGGGTGCCAGGGCCCCATGCCCTTGAAGGATTTGCGTGCGTTGCACTCTGCTACCCGATTTTACGCTAGTGTCAGTGTGGATGAAAAACTGCTTGCGAAAATTGAAGTAGCATCAGCAGATCTTTTTGATTTGGAGGCCCCAACTGCACCAAAGCCTATCCCGCTGTCGGACTATGTTTCGACTACAATCAGGGGTAATGATCAGAGAGACGTGTCAGTGAAGCATTCGGCGAAGGTGATTTGGGTCACAGATGCTATGTCCGTCAATAACCGTGCTATTCCAGTGCACACGGTCATGGATCTACAAGGTTCGAGGGCCGAACATAGCCTTGGTTATGGAGCTGATCTTGCACCAAGTGGTGAAGCTATTCTGGAAATGGAGACTTTAAAGCCTCTTGCCACGCGACTAGCTTTTGCGAAAAAGAAGTCTGAAGGTCCTCTGAAGATTTTTGCTTCGACTGTCCGCGCTTTCAGTGATGTGAAAGGGGCATCCTACGCACCTATCTTCGAGAGACTAGCTGCTTTGGCATACATTGCAGAGCAGGACATGTTGAGAGGGCAGGATGTTGTTAGAACTGCAAACCGCAGCTTTATAATGCCACGCGATAGTGTTTTGACATCGCCAAATGGTGTTAGAGCCCGCAATACTGCTAACCCTGTTGTAGTCACGTCTTTGAACTTTGATAGTGAAGACATAATCACAGGTTTCAATCCTGCTGTGCCTATCGCAGGACGTGCCACGCAATGGGCAGTCACGACGAGCACAGTGGTACAAACCGGTAATGAGAATTACTTGCCATTTGCGTTGCGTGACCTGCGCATGGAACCACTAGACATCCTGCAAGGTATGACGATCCTTGGCAACATCCATCAGCGACACCTTGGGATCAACTTTGTTGGGCACCCCACCGGTGTAAACCCTATAGTGTGTCGCATGTTTGAGGAATCGACACCCCTGGTGTTTTTGCCTTTAGATGGTGACATTGCAGATGGGGCCCTTTTTAACGATAATGCTGGCAACATGTTAGTGAGGGACATAGTGGGCTTGCCTGCTGCAGTCGCTGCTCCCGCAGCTGCCCTGCAGCCCCAGGTTATGGCTGTCCCAGTGTTAAATCCAAGAAGGGGTGATGCACATTACGACTTGCAGGCCGTAGACACTACCCTGACAGCCATGACATTGAGTGGGATGTGTGAGAACCCAGTTATCAATGGACAAATACTGCCAGCCGCAGCACTGCCCGCCGGTGTTATAAATATTGGCACTGGGATGCGACGAATATATGCTAACCGCAATGCAGTGCGGTCTGCTATCCGCCTCCTTCTGCGGATCACTGGAGCAGATCAAATGTGGGAAGAGGCAGTGTCGACTTTTGCAGCACTGGCACATAGCGTGTATTCACCTCTTGCTTTTAACCTGCCCTGTTTCCCATCAGAGCGTTTCGATAGCCATATGGTGCCAGATGAGGTGCGACTGTACCGCAACCTAGTAAGGAGGCTCGTCCGTATGGGGTCAACACTTGTGCTCATGGATGAGGCAGGCAGCAATGCACTCTTAGCCGGGGTGGGGGTTGTTGCACCTGTTGCCGCGCAACCACGTCGACTGATCCCTGCAGCTACTGTGGTCAATGGGGCAGTGTGTGGCACCGCACTAATTTTCCCCCCCCGTGCGGACTTAAGTACCATTGACCCTGCCACACGTATGCCACCTGCTGTGGTCCCTGTTCTCACCACAGCGGCAATTGTAGCATTGCTTGTGGATAGCGGCAATCCAGGGGCTCCTGATCGTGGAGGCACAGCTTTTCCTCTAGAAGCGCTGCAGAATGAGGAATTGCTTCGAGCTTTCAATGGTATGGGAGGGGGTGCAGATGATCACAGGGCACAGAATGGATGGGACGGCGTACCAGCACCTGCCGGGACCAGACATGGATTCCTCGCAGACTTAACATGGTACAGTTGGGCTATGGACATCCCATTGCAAAACCCTGCAGTGCAAACGCTTGATGCATGGAGAAACACTCCGATTGCCAGGCGTGTGCGTGGGCTCGATTATCAGGGCCAAGTCAATTTGTTAGAATGGATGGACGATGCAGATAGAATTTGTGATGACCCTGGCTTTCCGACATGGCAATCCAGATGGATCCCAACTCAGCCGGCTGGTGCTGCGTACACTGTCGCAATCGCGGATACCTTGTGCGGCCGTGGTGCCCTGCGTATGGATGGTTTCCATGTTGATGTTGGAGTGCACATCCGCCAAGAGCTGTCACACCCGCTGGTCCTAGCATCTGTTAACCAAACGCGAAGGTCTGTCCCTACGGGCTTTGTAGCAATTAAGGAGATGGTACTTAACCCGACCAGCACCTACGATACTAAGCGCAGTTTATATGCAGATAGATATCGTGAAGCCACGTGCATGTCAGCGACAGTGCGATGGATGGTGGATTATGCGCAGTGCATGACTTTTGCCCATGATGATGCAGTGCGGAAAATTGGCCTGACAGGCGAATTTTTCGGGAATAAGGTGGGAATTGCATCAACCTGTTCACCCGCTTTAAACACGAGGTTGGCGCGTACGGATCTGCAATACGGAGCCATCAGCGCTACTGAGCTGAGCTATTCAGTGTTTCGTACGCAACAGGAATGCGCAGTGGCAAGAGGACTGGCAGCTTTGACCCTTGAGCCGACGGATAAAATACTCGAGTGTCGGACGCTTTTTTCAATGCCGGAATCCTTCAATAACACTCTGTTGTTGTCAAATCACCCATTGGTGTCACAATACATAGCTGGAACGCCGAGTGGTGTGCGTAGCTCAATAGTTGCAACCCCTGATTGGAGACGATTTTTGTCAACACGTAACCCATCTATCGCCAGTGCCTTGAAATCAGCCGGCACCATGGATGATGCGGCGCTGTTGGTGGCATTCAGGCGTGTGTTTGCTTCCGTGGGTCTTGCTATTCCGGTCGATATTACGATAGCAGTGAAAGAACCCGGGCGGGAAAGATCTCGTTCGTATGACTTGGGGGGGGCGTTGAACTGGCACCACATGTTTTACAGTGTGTTATTCCCCGTTGGTCCACTTGGTGTGATTGATCCTTTGTCTTACTTTGCTAGTGCACACATGAAACACGTGGAAGTCACTGACCAGGATACAAGGAATACGGCCCACATTGACGGCGTACTGCAGGTGGTGAATACAGGCATTATACCCGTACACATCCCGGATAAGGTACATTATTATCGTGAGGTGAAAATGGCGCCATACATACCGAGACACGACACGAAATATGAAGGTTTTGGGAATACAGTTGCTGCATCTTTAGCATTGGACGGGACGCGTTATCGGGTGTTAGCACTATCCAGACGTTTCGGTGACATCGACCGTATCGACCTACAGATGCCGCCACAAACTAGAGTGAGTGCTAATAACTTGTGGTGTCAGGGCAATGGGATACGCACGCCTGTCACAGTTTCGCCGCTGCCACGCGACTATACGCCACACACGGTGCCGCGCGATCAACGTGCAAACGTAGCGGCAGGAGGAGGCTTCTTCACTAGCCACCCATACACACAGAGGTTGCATTACCCGGTCTCATTCTTCAATAATGTGCACGACACAAATCTTGAAGTGCTGAGGAGGGCATTTGACCGCGCTGAAGACTTGGTTGCAGTGCACTCTCGACGACGAACAGGCATCACAGGACCATTCAAAGATTTGCCAGCTGATCTGCCAGTGCTGAGTGTAGCTGGACAGGTAAGTGAAATCCAGCTATAAAATCACATACTCAAAGGAAACAAACCATCCATACATGTCTCCAAACAAACAACCTCATGACACACGCGAACCCATTGGTAGTTACAATGCTCTGGCGACATCTGATGATGATTACACTTACAACAAGAACAACAGGACTTTTGATGTCTGGCAAGACAAGTTCATGTCATATGAATTAGATAGTGATGCAAGCTTTGGACTAGTTGGGAGGTGGTGCAACCTGGATGGTGGAAGATTTTTCCGTGGTGTCGTCAAAAAGAATCAGGATGTGTTTACATTCTGTAGGGAGCCAGAAATGTTTTTCCTTGAACTGGACTATTGTAAAAAGAGACAGTTATTAGATAGTATAGGGAGAGAAGTGGTGAAGCCATACATGTTCCGGAATCGTAAATTGTTCACATCTGAGATGTATGACATATTAAAGAAAACAGTGCTTGATCAAGTGAGGATTATACAGGGAGGAATGAAATCGTGGATGACTGCTCAGTGTGTGGAAAATATGCGTGGATGGTTTGCTGTTAACCATGCTGATTTGGTCCCCAGTTGGATAGAGAGCCTGGAGGTTGTGCATGATGCACGAAAGTACCGAACTATAGTGACCGATCATTTGGTTAGAGAAAATGGGAGTGCTGAAGTCATGTATGGTACTTGGCATTACACGGACAAGGTTATAGAAGGGAAACCAATAAATGAGAATGTAGCATGGGAAATGATAGATAGACTAATTAATCATGTGCTGCGCGCAGAACGTGAGGGAGTCGCTGACATACTAGAAAAACTCTATCCAGTGATTGATGAAGATGCTGTATCTAGGGAACGCTTGACATATACGGCGTGTGCACAAACAATCATCTATGAGGTAGATGGGGTTGTTGCGCGTAGTAAAAAATATGTGGAATTGTTCTACAACATGAAAGGTCTTTCATGGCAAGCCGCTGCTTCATGGATACTGCACACCGTGGTATACACACCTGGAATCAGGGATAGTATCATGAGGTGGGTGTATGATAATGGGGTACTGGTGAACGGTTCTAAGAAAGCCATGTCATGTCTTAAAGAAATACACACAAAATGCCGCGCTACGCAGATGATATACCACAAAGATGACGTCGCGCAAGGGGAGTCATGGGTGGACTGGACCTATCTGCATTTGCTGTTTGGTAGAGCTGACCACATTGCTACGAGAGATCAAGGGACTTTGGACAAACGGGAGCATGATATTCCGGGTAAACATTCAACCGCTACAGGACCGTATGACAGTAATGAACAAGCTTTCGACAGGCAAGTATCACATGTGATAAGTCATATTGTGCATGATGCGGTGGTCCAGCTGGAGAAAGACCCGTTATACACTTTTGACCTGTGGGCAGCTGCTTTTCTAACTGAAGGCAGCTCAGGGTCAGCAGGTAAGTATTCTAAGGAAATACGAGACGAAGTGGGAACAATTTCTAAGAGGACATGGATGGCTGGGCTAGAACAGGACAGACTAATCAAGATATTGGAGAGTGCTCCCGAAATGCGAGGAGTGATGATACAGAAAATAGAGCCAGGAAAAGAGAGAGCCCTTTTGCCATCTGAGATACCACATAATATAATGGAAGTTATACTGTACGGCGCAATTGAAGAGAAAGTATTTTCGTCGAGGTTGCAGATAGTGCTAGAACGAAGTGCAACGATGGAAAACTATTTCAACCAAGAAAGGCGCAAACGCATGATGGCAGGTAAACATCCTTTGTGCTCTGATTACGCTGACTTTAACTACACGCACCGATATGTGCATTTTAAGGACATGGCAATGCAATTGCACCATGCATGTAAGAATAATGGATTCATGCAGATGCAAGTCTGGTGGCAAAGGGATGGTAAACCACAGTCTAGAGCTGACTTCTTGTCGGAAGTTGCACTATGGTGTGCAAAAGCCTATGACAATGCATGGATGGGTTGGACACCACCGGGGACGACAGGAATTACATACGTCAGGCAGAGGCAAGGTCTGTGGTCGGGTTGGCGTACCACGCAATTCGGGAACACCACAATGAATTACGTGTATTTTGAAATTGCAAGGGTTGCACACATCGAAGTGTATGGCACGTACGTTGACTCATATTACCATGTTTGTGGCGATGACTCAGAGAAAACGTGTGATACAGGAATTGAATGCCTGCGTTTGGCTGCGTTGTTGACCTGGCAAAACCACGAATTAAATGCAAGTAAGCAGTTAATTGACAGTGAAGTCAGTGAATTATTGAGAGTGTTTTACATGCGTGACGGGAGCGTGAGGAATAGCCTGAACCGCAGCATCTCTTCATTCGTGTCATCTGACATGCAAGCACCATCAACTAGTAGCGGGTTAGCATACACCGGTGGGACGATGGCGGCAATAGACAATCTCATCAATCGGGGGGCTGATAGAGAAAAAAGTGAGAGAATGCGAGAAGCGTTGGCGGTATATTATGGTACTGTACCATACCCTGGCCCCGACGGGAGAGGTAGCGTGACAGCATCGTGGAATGTGCTGCATTCTTCAGTATCTTCCGGAGGTTTCGGAGTTAGGCCATATCTGGGTAACACGCGCGAATCGACTATCAGCTTGAGTTGGCCGGAACTGTCACATCCTATCACATCAATATTACCTAATGGTGACCGATTGGCTCGCCATGCTGCAGCAAGACTGATCCCAGCAGGCATGATGGCGCAGAACATGGATGACGTGAGACAAGACATACAGCGTGCTGCGTGGGGTGAAGACATGGTGAGGGTGGACAAAGATTATCGCGACAGGGAATTGAAAGAACGTGTAGGTTCACACATCCTTAACATGAATCGGGTGAACCCAGGGATGCGTGAAAGCATCACAGGGACAGGTTTTAGGCTTGCCATTGGGATACCGAGTGGTGAAGGGAAAACCACATTATGCACTAACGTGCCTGGCATTTTTGACGACCATGACGAGATTATTGACGCGCAGGGTGCGAGGCCAGAGACTAAAGCACGTAGCAAACGAGTTGAAGCAGGTGGTGTGGGTTGGGAATACCTCAACGTGCTGCACCGAAAAACTGGTCGTGCGTCCCGGAAACAAGTTTTATTAACCTGGGGGCCAGAGACTACACCCAGTGACCGTATATACGTCGAGAGCATGCTCCTTAAGAAAGGGACAGGAATCAGACACAACACTGATAACCGTGCGGCGTTGGAAGAAGAGCCATGGTTAGTAAAATACTATGACGACTTTCGCAGCCGCAATGATCGAATTGCAGAGTACACCAGCAAAGAGTACGATGCGTGCGGTAAAGCGTACGACATAGCCGATCAAATTGTGAGAGCAGTGTTGCAAGCAGAGTCACCCAGGTATTTCTACGACATTGATTCAGCTGCGATCATACTCAAGGCACTCGCTTTAGGGGTTGCAGTACCAGCCAGCGGGGTATTGGTAGGTGCACACCAATACGGTGACAGGTGGGGTGCGATTTTGGAACTAGCAAATAGAGTAGGAAAATTAGCACCGGCTTATGTAATTAAGCGTGCCGCAACGTACCATCAGCCAATGCGCGCAATGGCTTTGCTGGCACACGCTGAAGAACTTGTACCACCGGCTACATTTGAACGTGTCCTTTTGAATAAAATCAATGTTTCAAGAGACACGCGCGGTGTAGTACCAGCTTGGGGTCGGGTTTATAGTAACTGCATGCAGGTGTGGGCGCTGCGTAGCGTGAGATATGCCGATATAACCGAAGAACAAAGGTTGGCATACGTCGATAGGTGCATGCACATATTTGCAATGAAGTGGTATCACACACTTAAAAATGTGATCAAAACATAGGGATTTTAGCCGAGGGGCGGATCCGCTGTTCTTTAATGGAACAGAAAGCGAATTTAATACTCACAGAAG